GGTTTGCCGGTATTTTTCAGCTTGCCAACGCTGGAGCCCAACGATTGTTCATGAGGGCAAAACCGACGAGCATCCTCGACATTGCGACTCTGACTTCCATCTATCGCCCTGGTCCTTTGGCGGCTAACGTTGACAAATTATATTTGGATTCTAAGGCCAATCCTGACAAGATCGATTATTTGCATCCACTCATCAAAAAGGTTCTTGAGCCGACTTTTGGCTGTATAATTTTTCAGGAATCCGTGATGAAATTGTGTTCTGTTGTGGCCGGTTTTCCAGAGACTGAGACCGACACTATCCGTCGTAATATCATGAAAAAGACGACAGCGAAAGATGGTGCGAAGGGTGTCGATGAGGCCAAAAAGTCCAAAGTCGATTTTGTGTCTGGTGCGGTGCGCAACGGCGTACCTGAAAAGATTGCCGACGAACTTTACGAAAAGATCCTATTTTTTGCTGGTTATGGCTTCAACTCATGTGTTCACTTTTCCACTGAAGTAGATACTTATGACGGTGAAGGAAACGTCGTAAGAAAGCAAATCAGGGAAGTCAATTCTGGTGACATCGTTATGACTAGAGATGAAGCCACTGGCAATGATGTTTTTACCCGGGTTGTAAAGAGGCATCACAATGGTGTGAAAAAGCTTTATGAGGTTGTCCTTGATACAGGGGAGAAAGTTAAATGCACGATGGACCACAAGTTCAGGACGACGGACGGGAGGATGCTGCCTTTGAAAGAGATTCTCGAACAAAAATTGTCGATTGTGACGAAAGACCGGAGATAAGTTATTGGTGTAATAGGTGTGACACCCATGTTGGACCAAGAAAAAAACAACCACATCTATATCTTGCGCATGAGTTGCATGTATTGAGATGTTGGCCTGACGGGAAAATAGGTGTTGACTATGTAGAATGTGCTCTTTGTAAGTTCGCAGGAAGCAAGATCACACAACACGTGAATTCACAACACCAGTTATCGAAAGAAAAATATTTTGAACTGTACGGACCAACAATTTGTGATGTGTCATCTAAAAAATATAGTGCAACTGATAACTGCAACTGGATTGAGAGAAGGAAGAAAGAAGGGCTTGATCTAACAGAATACAGGCAAAAAATGTCTGATTCTGTTTCGAGAGCGATACTCTCTTCTCCAGAAGAGCGAGACAGAAGATCTGTCATGTTAGGCTCATTGAACAAGAGGAAAGATTTTCGTGATAGGTCTTCTGCTGTCGCACGAATCACAAGCTCCAGACCCGAAATAATAGCAAAAAGAACAGAGAATCTCAATAATTGGCGGATTAATAATCCAGAGCTATTTCAAGAAATGGCTTCAAAGTTCATTGGTCGAGGTTCTTCAAGACCTGAAAAGATCCTGTTGAATATGTGTAAAGAAATTTGGGGTTCCGAAGTTACATCTCAGTTTCAAATAAAACATCCATCTATTCCGAATAAGTCTCATAGAGCCAGGGTGGACATAGCGAATAAATCAAAGCACATACTAATAGAATTTGATGGACCATTTCATTTTTTTCCGATCTTGGGTATTGAGCTTTTTGACCAACAAATCAAAAGAGACCTCGCCGTAGAAAATTATGCGATGGAAAATGGTTATCTCCTAATCCGAATATCTGAAGACATGTTCAACGGAAAATCATTTCAAAGTGATGTGATAAATCTTTTGAAAGAATGTGATTCAAAGTTCGGCATTATTCGACTCGGCAAGGCTTACAGTGAAAACTTGTACGCTTCGATGGTATGATCAACACATGATGAACCGAAAACAACAATTTGAAGCATCTCTTTTGCGATTGGCAAAAAATATGAACATAGATGTCGACGAGCTTCTGCTTGAGGCAAAGCAATGCAGGGAAATTGATGGAATCAAAACGCACATCGATGGATTTGATGACATTGTGAATGACATATTGGGTGTAAAAAATGTCTAATATTGTTAGCGTCGTTGAAATCGGTGAAGATGACACCTTCGATCTTGAGGTTGAACACCCTGATCATCAGTTCTATTTGTCAAATGGAATCCTGACATCGAATAGTCATGCATTCTCTTACGCCATTGATTCGTATTATTGTGCCTGGTTGCTCACCTATTACGAGGAGGAGTGGTTATGCGCATATCTCGAGTCGATGTCGGACAGCGATGACAAGCGATCCAAGGCATTTTCTGAGGTTAAAGCTTTGGGTTATAAAGTCGTCGACATCGACATCAACTACGCCAACAAAGGTTGGACCATCCTCGAAGGGAAAAGGTTCATGCCTAGCTTCTTGTCATGTAAGGGGGTGGGCACGGCGGCCGTAGAAGAGATTATGGAAAATAGACCCTACAAATCCGTGGAGGATTTATTGTGGTATCCCACAGGCCAATGGAGGCATTCCAAATTCAATCGAAAGGCAATGGAGGCATTGGTGGCGGTGAGGGCTTTCGATTCCTTGGACTGTGTTGGCGAAGGCAAGGTCTTTAACAACTACAAGCAAATGTACGAGATTCTTATCAACAGGAACACAGACATCAAGAAGAGCACAAAGAAGAACTTGACGGCCGGCATGGAGGCCTTTCGGGATGCGCTCGTCGAGACCAATGACATGGATGATTGGACGAGGCAGGAATCCGTCAACAACACTATGAAGTATTTGAGCTCCTTCAACCCAGATTCTTTGGTTCCGGATCAAATTTTGGCCAAGTTGCAAGAACGTGGTGTAAAACCTATTGATGAATTGGAAAGCAGTGACATCTATTGGTTTGTAGTAATGGGCGTGAAAACCAAAATGACCAAGAACAACAAGCCATATCTCATTCTTGAGGCTTCAGGTTTGACCGGTCAGAATAAGAGAATATTCTGTTGGGGCTGGAATGGCACGACGGAATTTCCATTGTATTCGGTATGCATCGCCGAAGTCACAGTCGACAATTACGGTTGTAAAACCTTCATGAGCAAGATCAAGGTATTGGAGAGCTGACTATGAAAACTGGTGGAATTATTGTGGAGGGAGCTGAGCAACAAGGGAAGTCTACCTTTTGCAATAAGTTGTCGGAGGCTTTGGGTTTGCGAACCATCCACAATGGATATGTTCGTGGTAAATTCGATTATTTTAGCGGTTATTTCAAGGACATCGACGCCGGAGGTGGTCCTTTCATCTACGACAGGTCTTATATGTCCGAGTTGGTTTATGGGAAATATTTTGGGAGAAAAAATATAGATTCCAATCTTAAGAAAAAGATAGAGGGTCGCTTCAGGGATTTAAATTATTTCTTGGTGTTATTGGAGCTGGATCAACCATGGATTGACAGGGAAGAGACTGTCACTCGAGAACAGAACGAGAGCATCAAATCAATCTATAAAGAAACTTACGATTCGATTGGCATCGATAAATTTTTGATAAAACCTTCTGACGATGCCTTACAATTCATCCTGCAGCAATACAAGATTCGTCGATAGATTAAACTACCCAACAACGGAGAAAAAATGACAACAGCTTTGATGTTGACTCTTGGCCATAATTCGTCTGCAGTTTATTTTGATGGGAACAAGGCTTTAGGCTACGAAGAGGAGAGACTCAACAGGATTAAATCTTCCAGTTCTTATCCTTATATGGCTATTGCCGAGATCGAGAAGAGGCTCAAGATCGAGCCTGGAAGCTATGTCTTTATTTCCCATTGGTTCGATGATTTCGACTTCACAAAAAAGTCCAACAAATACTTCGACAAGGAAGCCTTCGATATTCTAGTTGAAAAGTATTCGCTTAAAAATGTTGTGCTGAGCGAAAACTTCACCCATCACGACGCCCACGCCTGGTCGGCATTGTCTTTTTTGAAGGACAAGTGGAATTCTAAGCATGATCAGAAAATTGATCGCGGCGACAAGTTGCACATTGTGGCTGCCGATGGATTTGGAAATTCACAAGAGGTCATTAGCATTTATGAGACCTCCGTCGAAGACTTGTCTTCTCGACCAAAATTGGTCGGCAGATATCATGGTTTTGATTATTCTTTGGGGCTCATGTACCAGTATGCCACTTCATTTTGTGGCATGAAAGAGAACCAAGATGAATATAAATTTTTAGGTTATGAATCCCACGTTTCCGACGTACTGGAGGTTAACTCGCTACAGGCTCTTCGGGCCATGGCGGGACAAAAGGTCGTTTCCATGTTTGAGTCGATGAAGAATTCTCCCGATTGTCGAAATTCAGGATGGGACAATCATGATGGCCTCATTAATGTTCCTTCTTTGATGGAGACGAAGAAATCATGGTACAAGCATTTTGAAGAAGTGGTTGCTGCAATTTCCCCTGGATTGCAGGGCAGAGATGTTAGAATTGTGGTTGGTCACTACATTCAGCAGGTCATCGAAGGTGTCATGTTGAAAATTGTCGAGCATTACAACATGAAGCACGTTGCTCTATCTGGTGGTATTTTTTACAATGTAAAACTGAACAATCAGGTGTTGACCAATACAACGGGATTATTCTCCGTAGTTCCTTTGGCTGGTGACCAAGGTTGTGGCATTGGCATGTTCGAAGCTTATGTTGGTGATTTTAAGTGGGGTGACCTTAAGTGGGGTGATCGACCAGCATTTAAGGATTGGTCTTCGACTATTTCCAAGCAGGACATTGCTAAATATGGAGAACATATTCGCTATTATTCTTTTGCTGATAGAGAGAAAGCCGTCCTCGATACGGTCTCCGCTTTGCGGACCAATAAACTGGTGAATGTTGTAAAATCGAAGATGGAATTTGGCCCTAGGGCCTTGTGTAGCACGACGACGCTAGCTGTCCCCACCACATCCAATGTGGAAATAATTAATGATATCAATGAGAGGGATACAGTGATGCCGATGGCCCCGGTTATGCTTCATAATGTGGTGCAAAACTTTTTTGATGCGAGGTATAGTGATAGGGTAATCGGATCGGATAGGTTTATGATTTTAACCTATGATTATGTTTCCCCGGACCTGAAAGGCTACGGTGGCATCGCCCACAAATATCCAGACAGAGAGGTTTGGTCAGGTCGTCCACAGATCATCGATCCCAATGACACCTTTATGACTGAAGTTCTTAATGGTGTCTCAGATTTTTCAAAGGCTCTCATCAATACCAGTTTCAATGCCCATGGTCGACCGATTGTGTATGATTTGGACAGCGTCTTGGATAGTTTTAAATTTGAGTTTGACAAGTCCCTAGAATTAGGACATGAGCTTCCATTGTTGCATCTTTGTGATTTTGATGGATGAAACATGCAAATATTAAAAGCTCCCGAATTTGAAAATGATGATTATCTTTTTAGGATAGATGTCGATTGCATACCAGTCGGACAAAAGGCAATCGACATTTTTCGACAGGAATCTCCATCGCTGGCTTCTTATTATGAAACAAAGAGGAAGGCATTTCGTGCTAAAAATGTAGATCCAAGTGTTTTTGCGGACTTTGAAGAAGATAGACCTAGTCTAAATTCATTATCCAAATTAAAAATTTTGGATTCAACAATTTATACCGTAGCTAGCGAAAGACAAAATGGTTATTCCTATCTGGATCTATTAGACAGAATAAGACAACACATTTCTTTGCATCCTAACACAAGGCGTTGTATGGTCAGGTTGGCCAATTCCTATGCCGAATATTCTTCCAGCGAAATTGATTCCCAAATAGATGTCACTTGTTTGAATCTCGTTCATTACATTGGCGACACTCCTAGGTTGATTTTTAGGGCATCCGATGTCAAAAACGAATTATTCGTAGATTTATTGACAATACATGAATTTTTCATCCAGCCAGTTTACGAAGGAAAGGCAAAACAATTGTCTGTTTATTCTTCTTCGGCTCAAGGCGTTTCTAGTTGGCAGAATTTTGTAGATTACGTGAATAGATTTACCAAAAAAGGATAATGACATGAGGGCACTAGTAACGGGCGGCGCAGGTTTTATTGGAAGCAATCTTGTCGCTAAATTAGTGGAAAGGGGCGATACAGTCGATATTGTAGATGATTTATCGAATGGTCATTTCGAATTTATTTCCAAGGGAGTTGTAGACAGTGATGGTCTATTTCTCATAGATTTTGCTTCGAAGACCATTTTAGATAGAATCAAGGAAGGTTGCTACGATGTCGTGTTTCATCTCGCCGCCGTACCTAGAGTCAGTTATTCCGTAGAGCACCCTGTCGAAACCAATGATGTTAATGTCAGCAAAACTTTGACGTTGATGGATGCCTGTCGTGGAAATGTAAAACGTTTTGTGTTCGCTTCTTCTTCTTCCGTCTATGGCGGCGCAGATGAACTACCAACGCCAGTCACTAGCCCTAAGAATTCTAAGTCTCCTTATGCTTTGCAAAAGTCGATCATTGAAGATTATTTGAAGCTTTATTATGAACTTTATCAGCTTGATTCTGTCTGTCTTCGTTTCTTTAATGTTTTTGGCCCAAATCAGCTTGGCGATTCTCCCTATTCTACTGCTGTTTCTGCCTGGTTGACTGCGATCAAGAAGGGGACGTCTATGCGATCGGATGGGGACGGTTCCCAATCACGAGATATGTGTTATGTCGACAATGTCGTCGACGCTTGCATTCGAGGAGCGGAGTCACAAAATCCTTTAGAAGCTGTTTGTTTGAATGTCGCATGTGGTGACAGAACAACAAACAACGAAATTTTGCAGTATCTTTTGTCCAAGTATCCGGATGCCAAGTACCATGATGCTCCTTGGAGACCTGGCGATGTAATGCATACTCAGGCCGATATATCTAGAACGAAAGAAGTTTTAGGTTATACACCTCTGGTCAGGTTTTGGGATGGGTTAGATCGTACTATTAAGTGGTATGATGATAATTGGAGTGTAGTCAAGAACTTAGGGCTTTCAAAATGACAGTATACGATAATTTCACTGAGGCTTACGTCGACATTCTGAAGGATGTTTATACACGTCCTGATTTTACTTCTTCGCCTCGTGGGTTGAAGGTTAAAGAATCTTTAGGCTATCAGTTTAAGATTACGAATCCCAGGAACAGGATTCCTTATGTCAAATCTCGCGATTTTTCCGTACAATACATGGTCGCGGAGCTACTGTGGTATTTGAACGGCAGCGATTCCACAGAATGGATTTCTAATTATTCTTCTTTCTGGTCGAAGATTTCCGACGATGGCAAGACAGCGAATAGTGCCTATGGTGCGCGCATCTTTAAGCCACATCCCAGGATTGCTGGCGATGTATCCAATAATTGGACACAATGGTCTTACGTTGTTGAAGAGTTAAAAAAAGATCCCGATTCGCGGCGCGCCGTAATTCATATTAGATCTCCAAAGGATTCTATTTCTGCTACGCTCGATGTTCCTTGTACTTTGTCTCTTCAGTTCTTTTTGAGGAACGACAAAGTGCACATGATTACTTCCATGAGGTCGTCCGATGCTATTCTTGGATTGGCCTATGATGTGCCAGCGTTTACCTTATTCCAGGAACTTTTGGCGGCAGAGTTGACGCACGATTTGGGTCGTCCTATTGGTCTTGGAGACTACGTCCACCTCAGCGGTTCGCTACATATTTACGAGCGTCATTTTGAGATGGTCGAGAAGATTATCGATGAAGCCTGGAAGTTCCGTGCCGAGACTCCTCTCGAAATGCCGGCTCTTCCTGCTCAGGTTCCTTCTCTGGAGCTGGCTCTTAGCGAGACGGGTTATCGTAAAGCAAAGACGACGAATCATCTTCTTACTACTTTAAACACTTCTTTAAAGCAGCCCAATGTAGATGTCGATTATTGGGCGGATTGGTGTAAGATTTTGGCATCTCATCGAGCGGTGAAGTTAGGAGATAAAAAGTTGGCCGATACTTTGCTGTCGAGCACTACTTTTGAAGGATACCATTATTTCAAGAAGTGAGGTTTTCATGAGCAAAGCGATACAGACTAATCCTATTTTCACAGTCTTCCTGGGCCCGATGTTCGGTGCAAAGACGACAGGCTTGTTGTCGATGATTGATAGGTTTAAATATCAAGGTAAGAAGGTGGCTACTTTTAAGCCGCAGCTCGACGATAGATACAGTAGCGAAGATATTTCGACTCACAGCGGGTGGAAGATCCCCGCTACGTGCGTGAAGACTGGTCGAGATATCCTGGAAAGACTTGCCGAGCTCGATGAAAATCCTCATATTGTGGCTGTCGACGAAGCTTTTATGATACCAGGTGTCGCAGAGGTTCTCATCTGGTTGTATCGCAGCGGTTACTCGGTGGTTGTGTCCACGCTGGATCTCTCCGCCTCAGGAAAGCCCTTTGAAGAGGTCGAGAAAATGTTACCTTGGGCAACTACAATAGAAAAGAGAAGTGCCGTCTGTGTGGTCTGTAATAGGGATGCTTATTACACTTATAAGAAGCAGACCGGTGGTGACGAGATCGAGGTCGGTGGAGCTGAACTTTATGAGCCCCGATGTTTGCGTTGCCATCCTTTGATTTTAAATCAAGAAACTTGATATGGAGACTTTAAGAATAACTTGGCCCGAGACTTGGATGTCCATCGCTAAAGTTGTAGCGCAGCGATCTTACGATCCGCGTCTCAAAGTTGGATCGATCGTCGTCTCGGCCGACAATACGCAGATGTTATCGATAGGATATAACGGTAATTACAGGGGCGGACCTCATGAGCCTGAATCTTTGGACGCAGGGCAGAGCGGTTTTATCCATTCCGAAGCCAACGCTTTGATCAAGTGTGATTTTAACTTTGGCAAGAAGAAGCACATGTATTTGACACATTCACCGTGTCGAGCGTGTGCCAAGTTAATAGTTAATGCTGAAATAGCCAGGGTTGTGTACGACGTTCCTTATAGGGACATGTCTGGATTGGAAATTTTAACTTCTGTGGGAATAGAGGTTTTTAGTCTGGAAGAGGCCATAATTAGAGACAGGGCGTTATGAAGACATTGAACGAAGAAGATATCTTGAGGGTAATGCGAGAAGAGTGGTCAAATAAGTTGACCGCTTTGTCGGAAGAGATTGATCTCATGTTGAAGTCAAAAGTCGATGGTGAGAAGAAGGATGTGTTGTCTCCCGACTTGAAGATTCGTCACAAGAAAAGCCAGATACTTTATACCATAGTTTCTGTTGGTCCTCGAGACATTATGCTTAAGACGCCCGAAGGCGAAGATTTCTTGATTGATAAAGACGAACTGGAGAAGAATTATGAACTCGACTAAAAAGAGCGGATTAGATAACATGTTAAAGGGACTAGTGAAGAACGCTGTTGACAGTACAATAGCCGCTAATCTTCCACGTCTCGAAGAGTCTTATGTCGCCGAACCTAAGCCATTCAAACAGGTTTCTGAGTTTGTTTCCCAGAAGACTAAGACCGCTCACATCGAGAAATACAAGAACTATATTGAATCTCTCAATAAGGTTTCTGCTGAACTAGACACGGTTGACAGGTCCGAGGTCAACCACCGTCATTCTCAGTATCGTTCTCTCAAGTTGGATGAGACTTGGAATCTCAATGCCGTTTGGCTTCATGAGTTGTATTTTGCCAATTGTTTCGACCCGCACTCCGAGGTTGTGATGGATTCGACGGCTTATCTTCGCCTCGAGAGAGATTTCGGGACCTTCGATGATTGGCAGCGAGATTTCATGGCATGCGCTTTGGCTTCCCGCGGTGGTTGGGCCGTCTGCGGTTATCATCTTTTTCTCAAAAAGTATGTTAATTTCTTGGTTGATGATCATGCTGGTAGCATCCCGATGGGATTCTATCCTCTCGTCGTTGTCGACATGTGGGAACACGCTTATTACAGGGATTATCTCAACGATCCGAAGAGCTATCTCATCTCCCAGATGAGAGAGTTTAACTGGACGGTCATCGAGGAGCGTTTCAAGAAAGCCGAATCAATTGCCCAGGTGGTGAAGTGATGTCCCGCATGAAGCTCAGCCAGTTACGCCAGTTGATTCTTGTTGAGACTCGTCGGGCCCTCCAAGAGCAGCTTGGTCAAGATGAGGCCGAAAAAGGAGAGGATTCCCTTGATGCTCAGGTCGACAAGTATCTCGTAGATTACGAAAAAGAATCCAAGGCTTCTAAGACAGAAGGCAAAGATTTTCGTTCCTTTGTCAGGCGATTTTTGACAGAGGCCGAAGATGACGAAAAAAAGGACGATGAGGACAAGGAAGACGACGAGGATAAGAACGAGGAAGAAAAAGAAACAAAGAAACTTTCTTCTGATGATATTGATGTCGACGTTTTTGTCGATAGCGTCATGAGGCTTGTCGATAACTACGACAATCTTCTCGAGGTCAGGGACACAGTCTTGCGACGAGCAGTCAACTTCTTGTTGAAGTCTTATGAAAAAGACGTAGTGGACTCCTTTAAGGAAGATCTGATAGAACGCTACGATGTAGAAATAGGCAAGTCCAAGTTTGAAACTGATGACGATAAATTCCAGGCCCCGACAGCCGATAGAGCAGGGGTTAACCCAGGTGGTGGATGAGAACAGATCTATTTGAAGACAGAAAATGTGTTCATGTCAAATTGAATAAAGAATTACATTTTGCCCTGCGATCCAAGTTATTTAAACACAATATATCAATGCAGGATTTATTTGATGAATGTGCTCGTATTATAGTCTCAGAATCTATTCGAGGACAATCTATTATCAATGCGATAGTAAATAGAAAACTGGAAGAACAGATATCTGGCGTAAAGGCCAAGGATAAAAGAAATACAATGGGGGAGTTAGACAGCGAAACGCTGTATAATATGATTAACTCGACAGAAGAAAAAGAGAACACATGAGTCAAGAAAAAAGCGGTCTCAAAAATATAATCGATAATTTTTTTGAAAATTCCTTGGCCGCTTCAGAATATATGAAGACCATAATTCATAATATTTCTCTTGTCGCGATGGAAACCAAGAAATTGGCCGACATTCTTTTGAAATTGAACGACAGGTTGGATCGTCACGAAATAGCCATCGCAGATCTTTACGAACTTAAATCAGATGGTGGCGGTCCAAGCCTGGATCTTCCTAGGACAAGCAAGCAGTCTTCTAAACCGAATTGATACGATTATGTTAGAAGGTATAAAAATTTTTTTCAAGAAATCTTGGGGCACCATTGCAGCGATTGCGGCCGGTGTCGCCGCCTTGATCGGATTTTTTTTGGTTAGAAAAAGCGAAGAGACGACTGCTTCTGTTCCCTTTAAGGACATGCAGGATTCTCACACCAAAGAGATAGAAGAAGTCAAACAGACGATAGCTGTTGAAAAAGAAAAATTGGCCGATAACGAAGTGAAGCACGAAGTTATCGTGGCCCAGATAGAGGCTCAACACGTCGAGGCTAAAAAGACTTTTGACGAAAAAAAGAAAGCGGAAGTCAAACAGATAGTAAAAGATTATGCAGATAAACCAGAGGAGCTAGCCAATAAGTTGGCCGAAGTTACAGGTTTCAAAGTGATACTTCCGGAGGAATGATGAAAAAGCTGATATCTTCTATCATGCTGGCTTCTTTTTTGGTTCCCAACGTCTGTTGCGCTCAAGATGTTGCTTCGACACTACCCACTATCGCTATCCCCGCGGGCGAAGCAAGCCCAGGTTCCGCGATATCTCCTATGAAGAAAGGACAGAAGGCTCCGTTCACGGGGGTCTTGTTGTCGCCTGAGGCCGTCGCTACTGTTATAACGGAGATAAAGTCTCTAGATGACAAGATAAAGCTAGAGGTACAACGCGTTACTGCTCTTCAACAAGAGCAATGTAGAAAAGAAAAGACAGACCTACAAATTCATTCCGACGCCGATAAAAAAATACTACAGTCCGATATCGACGATAAACTGCGGACGATAAATTTGTTGGAAGAAAATCTGAAAAAAGAACAGGAAGATAGACCCAATAAGGTCGTTTGGGCCGGATTAGGAGCAGCGGGAGGAATAGCCGTTACCATTTTAACAGCCTTCGCTATATCTAAAGCAACCAAATAAAATCAACCTTTGCCACATATTTAGGCAAAGCAAGGAGAGCCGCATTATGTCCGACGATGAGAAGCCAGAAATAGCTAGCTTGGAAAAGGTGAAACCTTCGTGGTTTTGGATTAAGAATAGTGCCGGTGAAGCCTCGGTTTCTGTTACATTTCTCACCATTGCTTTTTTGGTGACAACAGCTTCTTACATCCTTTCGATATTTGATCACATTGGATCCTTTGTACCGAAGGCTTTCGATGTCTCGGCTTGCAGCGCTTATTTTATTCCGCTGCTCACCTTATATTTTGGAAGAAAATGGACTGATGCGAAGCTTGGTTCCGGAAAGCAAGATTCCTGACATGCGCAGTACTATAAAAGAGTCTACATTGCGCTCAATGGTCAAACGACTCTTAGAAGACAAGAGCTTAGGACCAGCGATGGTAAGCGTCAATAATGTCGTCGATCCATCGGCCGCTGTGACAGACCCGAGCAATCCTAATTTTAAGCCATACTCGAGAGTAGAGCTCCAGGTGGCCCTTAACGCCATGATAGACGATGTACCAGACAACAAGATACCTGATGTCTATGATTCGATGAAAAATGCTTTGGAAGTTAGTCAAGAAGAACAAGGGGAAGCAGAGATGAAGAAGACTAAAGAAACGAAGGTCGAAGAGTCTGTAAGACTTGCAATAAGAAAAATTTTAAACGAAATATCAAAAGAAGAAAAGGCAAAGAAATTGTGGGCCGGATTAAAAGAGCCCACTGGTCCTCTTCCTTCTGTCAAGAGAGTGCCTTATGGCCAGCATGGTGCGGAATATCTTAGTAATTTAGAGAGGAACAAAGCGGGCCTTGGTAAACAATTTAGCACGATGCAAGACGATGAAGACAGCAAAGAGATGGAACGTAATGACATGCCTGCATCAGGTAGAGCCCGCAAAAATGTAATGATGGGCGATGTTAGCGGAGCTTCTTTTAAGGAAATAGCCAAAGAAATGGGATTTGCTGCCGAGTCTGGAGCAAAACAAGCTGTCGAGCGTGCCTTGGACAAGGCTAAGTTTGCTGGTTCAATGGACCCAGATCAATTAGAAATAATTACACTTACAGCGATGAACGATTACATCAATATGTTGAACAAAACCGGCGAGCTCAGTGCCGCCGACGTACAACTAATGAAGGATCACCCCAATATTGTTGAAGACCTTGATGGCTTCCGCGAATACCTCGATGGTGTTCTCAAGAAGGTCCGCAAGACCGACCAAAAAGTCGTTAATCCAGTCAAGTGAAGGTGACAAAATGACTATGCCTAATACTTCTATCGTTGCAGCCGTCCAATTTCAGCCTGTATTGTTGGATGCGTACAAGAATTTAGGCGTAGCTAGACAGATGGCCTTCGAAGCCGCCGGAAAAGGAGCCAGGATTGTTGTGCTCCCGGAATTGTGTCTTAGTGGTTATGTTCTCCGTAACAAAGCCGAGGCGGCTTCTTGTGCCCAAGAGAAGGATGGTTATCAAACAGAGGCCTTTGTTCCAATAGCTAAAAAGTTTGGATGTCACATCATCTTTGGTTACGTCGAGCTTCACGAAGGCAAGCTATATAATTCTGCGGCCATTGTTGGTCCTAGCGGCTTGGTCGGCAACACCCAAAAACATAACTTATGGGGTTCGGACGCCTTGTGGGCTGAATCTTCTGAAAAATTGCCTCCGGTGGTTGTCACACCGGCCGGACGTTTGGGAGTGCTTGTTTGTCGTGACTCGATGAACAACTATAGAGATACGTATAAATTCTATAAGTCGGAACACAAGTTTTATAGAAAAGGGTCTGTCGACACCATCGCGCTGTTGTGCAATTGGGGTTCAGATTATGGTTATCCCGACAATAGCTGGATGGAGTTGGCGGAAGAGACAGGAGCTAACGTGATTGTTTCTAACAGGGTAGGCAAAGAACGAGACCTTAAGTTCAAGGGTGGTTCTGCGATAATCGATCGTAATCGTCGGGTTTACACTTATGGGTCTTCTTTCACCGAGTCGGCCGTCGTCGGTGGGGTGGTTATCCTGTGAAGCTGTCTAGGCTCCACGAAGAGTTTATAGACAAGGCCCGGCGTCCGATGTCTTTTGGAAGACTACCAATTTCTCCTCTTGAGGGTGATGTCGCCATAATACCCGTTGAGAAGTGGACGAAGGTAGACTCTCCGTTACGTCTTCGAAAGACTTATAAGTTTTTGTCTTCGTCTGCTCGCAACCGATTTGTCGAAGGTCTTTTTGAATATGAAGACAGGACGAACCACAATGCCATGATAACTGTCGACGAAGGACAGGTTACGCTCGACATTCGGACGAAGGATGTCGATCAGATCACAGAGCTCGACAAAGAGTATGCGAAATTTGCAGATGTCCTTTTTAAAGATGTCGTATATAGTCCTGTAGATGAATTCTAATTTTATTGATCAAGAGCCCAAGCTCATGATGAGCGATTCTTTGCAAGATGTCGTCGATGATGAGGCTGCCGCAAAGATGTACGAGGAGATGTTCATCACGACAGCCCTCGTTACAGAAGCAAAAGAAAATTCTTTAATTGGCAGTCTGGTTGGCGTCGATTTGGCGATACAAACAAAGATAGATCTTAAGGTGTCTTTGGGCGAGGCTTTCAATTTTTTGAGCAACGTATTACTAAACGACAACAATAGAAAATTACGGACAATAATTATGAACTTGGGCGATAAAGTCACCCAGCTATCTGGACCATTCAACATAACCAGCACAAAAATTGTTGAAATTGATCCATCTAATAAAACGTGTGTGCTCGCCGTCGACCTAATTAAAGATGTTCCTTAGAAACGAAACAAGAACCATGATTAAACAACAGATCAAACCAGGAAAAAGCATCGATTCTTACCTCGCCAAAATAATCCAAGAGAGTGTCAAGTCGACTCTCCAACGCAGGTCTCTTCAAGAAAAAGAGAAACAAGACGTTGCTTCTGGCGAGAAAAAGTCAGTTTCCAAACAAGCCGGCCCCGAGATGGAGAAGCTCAAGAAAGCAGAAATATCTGCCGACGATATTATCGAGAAACTTAATACCATTAGGTCCGGCAAATCCTTCAAGGACGAGTCAATATCCAGCAAGTTGACCCAATACATAGAAGATTTATCCAGCAACGAAAAAGTCGCGTTATTGGCCTTCCTTAAGGGTATTTCTCAGGTGGTTTCTGGCGAGATTGAACCAGAAGCTGCAGTCGAACCAGATGCTCATCCCGCCGACATTGAGATGAAGAAGACGAGTGGACCGCAAAAGAAGACCATTAAACCGACTGTCATCAAGACTCCCGAAAAAGAAGAGAAAAAGTCGAAGCCGGCCGAAGATACCACAGGTCCTGTTCCTATTACACCCAAGAAAAAGTGAGTGAAAACATGGATATCGACATGAAACTAGACGATGGCATCAAAAAAAATATTCCTCTTCCAAGAGGTGGCGAATTAGAGGTGGAGGCTTCGCCTCGTTTCTTGGAGGTCGTGAAGCAACATTTTGGTTTGCCAACTGTTCTCGAGGTTAACGATGAACATGTGCGTATGTATATCTGGGGGGCCTTCAAGAACGCCGTCGACAAAGCGGAGGCTGGATGAACGATGTCAAAGGAAGTTTTAGTCGAATACGTAAAATTAATGCTGGAAGGGGAAGTAAAACAGGCTCACCTCTCAGGCGGAAGAACTGCGGATTGGGGCTCTGACGACCATGTGGCCGATCTCGAATCTCGCTGCGCCGATATTGTGTATTGGCGAGACAAGTATCCTCGAGGTTCCGAGAAGCGCGGTCACTATAGGAATGTCTACAATCAGCTCAAGAAAGAGCTGCAATCAGCTCGCAAGAGAAATCAGATAAACGAGAAACAAAAAACGAAGAAGCAGGGATCGTGAAGCTAGAGGCTTTGGAGCTACTCGCCGAGGCTCGGCGAAAGGAACTTCTCTTGTGTGGCGGGGCCGTGGGTCACCTCATGCACTTGTATGATAATCGTGATTTGACTTTTGCCGAGATGAAAGACATCTTGTCCGCGGCCGCCACTGGCAAGTTGACAAAGGCTTCCGAAAAGTTGGACGGCCTTAACCTCGTCTTTTCCTGGGACGTCGAGAACGACTCTTTGAAGGTCGCCAGGGCCGGTGGTGACATCAAGCGTGGCGGCATGGACGCCGCTTCCTTGGCCTCTAAGTTTACGGGCCGTGGCAATTTGGAAGAGGCATTCAATTCGGCCTTCAAGGTTCTCAATGGCGCCATCAGTTCTTTGCCACAAAAAATCAAGACGAAGGTTTTCGGTCCCCGTGCCAACCGGTGGTACTCTGTGGAGGTCATCTATACTGCCAATCCGAATGTCATCAATTACGATTCCAACAACGTTGTCTTTCATGGATGGCCTGTGTTCAAGGTTGCCAGGGACGGTAACGTCGAAATGTCGGAAGACGAGGTTGGTGGTGTCGATATTCTGACGAACAATGTGGAGAGAATGCAGTCATCCGTCGCTGTCCGAGGGTGGAAGGTTCGTGGTCCGGCTTTGGCGAGGATGAAGGGGTTGTCCGATAAGTCGATATTAAATTCTACATTGGCGAGCATTGATACGGCTTTGTCTGATGCCGGCGTAGATTCTTCGGCGACCATGGGGGAATATTTGCGGGCTCGCATGGAGGAGGATGTGGCCGACCTCGGATTGTCGAAGTCCGTGTCCGAGATGGTGGTTGCACGATGTGTCGAGGAAGAGGCTGCTCCCACTCTGGTTGGCATCAGAAAGGCCGCCGATAAATCCGACCATGAAGTAATAACTTCATTTGTCAAGAATTCTCCAGCGCTACTGAAGAGCTACGTGAAGCCTATCGAGTTGGCCATCAATGATTTTGCGGTGGAGCTGCTGAAGGGGTTGGGTTCTACTCTGATAGACGATTCTGACACTGAGGTGGTAAGGTTGCAGGGCGAGGTACAGAATGCGATATCGGCCATCGAGGCTTCGGGCGACGAGACGGCGATGAGCGTGTTGGCTACGCAGATGCAGAAGTTGAAAGCGGTGGAGAACATCACTTCCCCCGTAGAAGGCGTCGTATTCATCTATAAAGGCAATGCTTACAAATTTACGGGCTCGTTTGCCTCGGCGAATATGATTTTAGGCCTCTTCAAGTATGGTCGCAAAGGAAAAAGGAAAAAGCTATGAATTATCTGCTTGAGAAGTATATTCGAATAGTGTTGCTGGAAAAATTTTCACGTGGTGTCGGAATGTCTCTAGTCGACCAAATAATGGCAGCTGCTCAAAAGTCCGGAATAGATGTTTCTCATGTGAAATGCTTTGGTCCTAAATCAAAAACGGGAGAACACTGTAGGGTGTTCCTTAATAGCAATCCCAAAGAAATCACCGACGCTGAGTTTAGTCGTATGGCTCGTGCTATTTACGTAGCAGCTTTCGGCGGCCGCCCATCTGTTCAAAATATCGGAAAAACAAACTCGAACACATTCGACACTTATCAAGTCACAGGCGTCAAGAAAGGAAACATCGTCAACTTCGTTTTTTCCGGAGGCCTTTCGTCCGGACAAAGGGGTGGAGGTTATTCCTATGAAGGTGACGTAAAGAACCTTTTGGCTGCAGTAGGAGCAGCAGTGACAGAAGAGGAAACAGTAGACACTACAGTATCGGACGTTTTTGTAGAGACAAAAAGTGGCACAAAAATTGGCATTGAGGTCAAGGGTGCAGGTGCAAAATTCGGTCAACCTACTCTTCAGTACAATTATGAGACACTTAAATTTATTCCGTCACCAAATTCCAGGTCGGTCGAGAATGCAAACCTAGTTGTCAATATTCTGAACGCGTCAACAGTAGTACACGAGTGGTTGCTTCGTATTAAGAAAGCATGGGACGCAATACATCCAGACAAGCCAATGGAGATTTTGGGCACTCAGATTCAATCTGTGGACTGGGACAAGATAATAAAAGGGGGTGTTTCACAATCAGGTCCTCCCGTAATAATGCCTATAAAGGATATAGTCCACTACTACAAGAAGAAGGAAGCCCATTATATACAGATTCAAGGCAAGGGTCTCTATTCTTTCAACAATGTTCTAGAACTAAAAGGTGCAACGAGTTTTGCAGCTGCTGCAAAGTCTCTTAACGCGTTCATCAAACCTGAAATCCTTAAGTCGGGAGGAAATAAAGTCTTCAGAGCATCGATATCCTTGAGCTACGCAAATTTGCCGAATTCAAAATTGGACTTAGCAAACCCAGCACATGCTAAGATTTTTGCTCGAGCACTTAAATCTAGCTAATAGATATCACATAAGAAATTGACTTACGTATTTTCTTAGTAATGCTTCACCCATCTGTTTCTTCTTAAGTATCTTGATAATCTCAGATGCATTTCCTTGAATTGCTGGTGGCAAGAATTTTGCGAATTGTTTTGTATTTCCTGCCGCCAACATCTCACGCATCTTGGTACCGCTAATTTGGGGCGTTTCTTCTCCGCGCTGAGCTCCACGGGTAAAAACTTGTTCGTTTTCCACCATTTTCGGTGCCACTCTATATAAGGCTTCGTCCGTGTACTTCAAGATGTCTTCGGCGTCTGAGTAGATAGTGTAGACGTCTTCAGAACCGGTCTCCTCCGCCCTTTGTAACTCTTCGTAAACAGAGCTGACAGGAACAGGCACGCTTATTACGTCGACGTTCTGGGGAAGGCTGGGGATGACAAACCTGTCGATCACGATCTGCATGTCGGCGCCGTAGATCGGAAATTCCCCTCTTTTTGCCCTGTCACCTGTCGAGCTGAAGACGAGGACTTCTTCGTTTTCCGAGGCCGCGATGCGAATGAGTTTGTCGTGTCCAGCGTGGTAGGGCTTAAAACTACCGGGGACCAATCCTATTGTCTTCATTTATCGTATTATACATATCATTATGGATCCAAAGATGGAAGAAGCCTTGAGATATGTTTTGGCCTATGCGTCCGACATATCCGAGTGGATGGTCCTTAAGAAGGAATTATTGAAGTATTTGCCGGCGAGTGCCCGCAAGGTATTTTCGACGAGGCACCCGGTGACGAAGGAGCAGAGCCTAAACGATTTTGAGAGGAAGGTTATCGAATATTGGAAGGGATTAACCGGCGTCGAGTTATATTTAGGTAAACGATGAAACGCATAAATGAAGAAGAGCGAGTCCGCAGGTTGGTGAAGAGCTATGTCTCCGAAATCCTTAAAGAGAACGATGGGACGGGCTCGTTTGGCATAGACACAGGTGGCATGCCACAGTGGGGTGGTACCAGCAAGGACATGTATAAAGTGTTCATACAACCATTTGCTGATGTTGTTGCAACAGCGGCTGGAAAGACGAAAGAATTGGCTCGTAAAGCTGTGACTGTTGTCCAGGTCGCTTTTGAAACTATTATGACGACGTTGTTTCCTTTTTTGCAAGACTCTTATGACGAAATTTTTGACAATCAAAAAAATGACATAGAAAAAATTAGAGGCGAATATAAGGACGTATATGATAGAACCGACGCTGCATTGGCCAGCAACGATGCTTCCGTTTTGGCTTTTCTTTGCGCTCCTGGGCCTGCTGTTGCCAAATTGGCTGTTGATAAAGGTCCCAAGGCTGCCTCCGGCGTATTGAGCGTTGTTACTGGTGGCATTTCTGATAAATATCTTGACAAATTTACGTCTGGTGGAAGTAAAAAACATGGCAAATCTCGCGGACCAAGCGATGTATTTGATTCTTATGTAAGGTCTTATGTTAGTTTGCTCAACGAAGAGGATACTGAAAAAGAAAATGGCGGAGAAAAGAAAGATTCAAAATTGGCCGATGTTATTGGTAGCAAAAAATTTATCGATGCTGTCATCAAAAAATCCCCCTCTGCAGGCGAGGTTGCAAAATCTGCACAAGAAGTTTATAGGAAAACACTAGAAAAGGCCTTTTCTCAAGCTTCTTCTGTTCTTAATGCAAAATCGATTGATGAATTGGAAAAAATTGTTGGTAAAAAATTAAAGGGTTCTGAAAAATTAAAAGATATCAAACCTGAAGAGAGAAAGACAGCAGAAGAAGAACTCATGAAAGGCATGAAAAAATCGATGAAAGAATTTTATGCCAAGAGCTTGCAGGAAAAGGTCAAAGAAGTTTTGGCCGCCGGCATACCAGAAGACAATCCATTCATTGTTGATTATAGAGAAACAATCCAGAAAATAAGATCTCTTTAAACAAGACGTTTCGGATGGTGTATCTTATCATCCATGCCGAAACAAGCTCTCAAACAATACAACGTAGCCCATCTGCAGCCCGACGAGCTCGGGGCTCTCCGCGCCTTGGTCAAAGAATTCATTGGGAAGATTGAGTCCGTCGATAACGAGATTGAACTTCTCAAGGGCGATCGCAAGGAAATTATCGAAGAATACACCGAAAAGCTGGACATGAAGACCCTACAGGCCGCCCTCCGAGTTTTAAAAATTCAACAAGGTGTAGCACATAAAGACACTTACGACCTCTTTCTAGAGGCATTGACAGAAGCCACTGATCCATCCAAACCCTGAAAGAAGCCTCTAATGACCAAGAAGAATCCTAAGATTAAACGCCAAAAGACTTATGAGTTGTGCCTTACAAAGTTTGAGTTATTACACCTCAGGGATTTGATGGGAGTGCTCCTGCCTCCTGATGGAGCTGAAACTCTATCTAGGTCTTTAGCAGCTCTTGAAGGTCGTTCGCTGATTGAAACAAAATTGTGGGAAAAGGTAGTGTCTTTGTGTTCCGATGCCGACCTGCCATTGGACGCTGAAGCACCAGACTACATCATCGCTCCGACTAGCTCTCCGTCGTTAGGAGTCTTTCAGATTGCCCAAGAAGACGAGGAAGGCGAACAAGTCGAAGGTCAAGGCTTCTTGCCTGAAGACGATGAAGACGAGGATGAAGACAGCGAAGAAGATGAGGACGAATGATGCGTTACGAAGTTGGTCAGGTGCTTTTTGTCATCCTCAGCAAGAAGAGTCAAGTTTATCCAATGATGGTCGTCGAAGAGATAACAAAGAAGACCCTGCAAGGCGAAAATGTTAATTACGTCTTGCGAGGTGGCGCAGATCCAACTTCGACGGTCCTATTGAACCAAGTCGATGGTGAAATATTTGAATCGGCAGAAGAAGCCAAGAAAACCTTGATATCGAGAGCTACATCCCAGATAGAAAGACTGGTTTTAAATGCAGTCACAAAATCCAAAGAATGGTATTCTAAGTCGGCGATTCAAGAAACAATAGTGCATGAATTGCCAGAAGTCACCGATGTGCCTACTATAGTTTTATCCGATGGTACGATAGCCCGCGTTAAGATGCCTTCCTTGGCAGGTTAATTTATGATGACATGTCTTTATGTCAGATAGCAAATTTTTATATGTTCATCCACAAGATTTTAATGAACATGTTTGTTTTTGGAAAGATTTTTTAAAAGTTACCATTGATTTTTTGAGATCTCATAAAATTTACCAATATAAAGATCTTCGAAAAAAATCAGCTCGAGCTGCCATTGAACCAGCTCTTTGGAAAATATTGGAGACAAATGGGAAATATCATTTAAGATATTATTCCAAGGAAACTTGGGAAAGGACCTTAAAAGAAGATCGATTGCCATCCAAGGCAACGGGCTCTTGGAATTCCCCAAGAGCTGAACTCGTGTTTGAGCATGTCGTAGAGAGAGCTCCTATCATCGAATGGATGCTGGAAGATCCATCTAATATAGACATCATAGAAGATGTATGTGTCGGGTGCATTGTGACAAAGTCGGAATCTAAGCTTTTGCCAAATCGTTACGGAGTTGATCCCAAGAACGTTTGGAAACGCTATCTCGAAAAAAAGATAGATGTTTACGATAGAATGTTGGACAAGTGGCACATTCTCGATGGAAAGCTTGTCTAGCCCTCAAGTGCAAAGTCTTTCTTTTTGATGTTAGATTGTTAACATGGGAATCGGTAAGATCGACCTGCTTGAGGCAGAATCAATTGCAAATAAAGTTCGACAGCATGTCTCTTCGACGATGGCCCGGGTAGAAGTGGCCGGATCTATTCGTCGGCAAAAAGCCGTAGTTGGTGATATCGAGATCTGTGGCATTCCGGAGGATAGAGATAATCTCATTAAATTATTGGGTGAGATTGGCCAACACATTAAGCCGGGTGTTCCTGGGGCCATCCCATGGGTCCCTAAAGTGGAAGCCAAGTATCTTCGGGTTCGGTTGGAGGAGGGGATGAACCTGGACGTATTCTTAGGTACCCCTGAGAATTGGGGCGGTTTGTACATGATGAGGACAGGTTCCGGTGCAAGTCCGGATGGAAGCGCTTTCAATGGGTTCATCCCGGGAATTTTTTCCCGCTGGAAAAAGTTGTCTGGCGGCGGTCGTATGACGGACTGTATGCCTACGATGCCGACGGGTGAGCAGCTGTGGATCCCTGAAGAACAAGATTTTTTTGATTTATTGGAGATGGATTTTGTCCCTCCCGAAGAGCGGGTGACGAAAGGTGCCATCAAGAAGCACATTAAAAATTAATTTTCATTCCACATCAAAGAAGAACAAGTGGAAAAATCTGGCGTTCTCTATCGAGTCTCCGAAGTAACTTTCGGCGGCGTGAATGGACTTTGCGTCCCATAGGACTAGCCGGTTGTAAACGTTGGCTAC